TGGTATTTGTAGTCTGCATCAACATCTTCTAATCCATCTGATGGTCTTTTGACAATTACTTTTGTTTTTGCACCCTTGAGTTCTTGTTCAACAGGATCAAGAACACCAAGAGTTTCATCAAGAACATCAGCTGCGGTTTTCATTATTTGTCAGTTCCACTTACAGGATCAAAGTTTTTTGAATCTTGGAAGAAAGATGTTGTTTCATTAAATCCAAAATCATCATCTGCATCAGAAGTAAATGGTTTTGGTGCAACTGTATATCGTTGTTCTCTCTTAGGTGCAGTATCCTCAAGATTTGTATACTGGTCAACTTGAACTGTCTTAATAACTTTCTGTGAGGTAACAGGGCCATACAGATAAAACTTAGTCGTAAAACCAAGAGTGTATATGATTGCTCTTCTTTCTCCAAACTCACCACGATAGTTGTCCTCATACGATACACTGTTTAAAATGATAGGAACATCTCTTGCTATTCCCATATCTGTCATGTCCTTAATCGTAAGAGTATAGTCTGGTTGAAAGTATGGTAGTATCTGTTCAACTACCTGTAATGCATCGTCTGATTGTTTTGCCATTGCATACAACTCGATATCCAAGTTATATGGAACGGGCATATATTGAGAATCTAACTTGTTTGCATTTGTTGATGAACTTTTTACTTTTTTAAATCTCTGAACACGATTCAGTTTTCTACCAGCATCGTATGTAAGATTCTGTATTTCAAATCCTAATCGTGGTAAAGTAATTGCAACTTTACTGTCAAGACTTGCGTCTGCATCTAATCTTGTCAACCACTTTTGTTTTGGCCCATATGCAAGTGGAACTTTCATAGTTTGTATGATATTTCCAGAATTGTTCTTACGAACCAAATGTATATTATTAAATAAAGTACCAAACGCAACAATGACGTTTCGCATGGTCTCATGGTAAAATTGTTGTCCTAACATTAGTTACTACTCCCAGCATCACCGAATGGGTTTTTCTCTGAGAAGTCTAAGACATTATCGTCCAGTTGGTCAAAGAGTTCATTCTGTGCTGTTTTATCTATGTTTGATGTGTTTGTACTACTATCACCTACTATATATGTCTCTTGTAACAAGTATTGCGGTGTTCCTGTATCAGCTGCATTTTCAAGAAGTATATTATCACCAATTGATGTGGAGTCATCCTCACCGATAATATTATCACCATCATTAGAACCTGTACTATCTGTTCCGTTAAGTAGTAATAATCCATCTTCAAATCTAACGTGTGATATTCTAATATCTTCATTAACAGCACTTGATTGTTCTAATGTAAACTGATGTTCACCGATATCAGTTGTAAGTGTTCCTTCAATATTATCAAGTTCTGTGATACCTGTATCAATTCTTTCTTGACTATATTCAAACTGTTGACATCTAAGTTTATAAACAGGATTGTTGTCAAGTTGATGAAATGGTTGGTCATGGTCAACAAAATTTATTTGAAACATTTTTCCAAGTATAGGATGATATACTAAGTCACCTTCTTGTGGTCTGTCTGCATCTGTTGTTGCAGTGTCCATGAGAACATAAAACTCACTACCACTTTCTTCTGATAATATAAAAGATGTATTATCATCTTCTAACATAATTTTATCATCAGCATTAGTGGATGATGAATCCGTTCCATTGATTGTTATAAACCTTTGTGTAACCGTTTCAAGTTTTGATGAATTTGCGTTTTGATTTATTGAACCAGCTTCAAGTTGTATTGAACCTCCTGTGGTATCTGTTCCATCCTCAAGAGTAATCTGACTATCCATTTCTTGAAATCTTTGTTTACTAACTACGAGGGTAATCTCATTACGATTCTCCAAACCAAACTGAGACATAATCTCTTTCTCACCAGCATACCCACCCTCTCCATCTTCCACATACATTTCTATAGGATGTTGTGTGGTAAATTTAGAAAGTGCATCTTCACCAAGTATGGTATCTGTTGCAACAGTTGTTCTATCAACATAATATACATCGTGACCATATATCTGTATGGCTTCTTTAATTAAATCACGATATAAATTTTGTTCTGTTTTAAGTGCAGTGAGATTGTTTGTATGAAAAATACTATTGGTTGCCATATGATTATCCCATCATGTAATTCACAGGTGTCTCATACGCAAGTTGTATTTGTTCCTCTAATTTCTGTACCTCATCTATTGCTTGAGTGTATATAGTTTCACCATTCATAGTAACACCACCTAACATTGCAACTCCATTAAACTTAGATAGATTTGCACCCCACTGTCTTTTAATAAGTGCGATTGCATATCTTTTTAAGTAGATATCATTGTAAATGTCAGTGTATGTGTCTGGGTCTACTTTACGATAACACTCTATGATAAGAAACTCATCTGCAGCTATATCATTTGTCCAATCCATATCTATGTACAGACGATTTTGATGTTGATTAAATCTTAATGGTTTTTCACCTACTAAAATATGAGAGAGAAAATCTAAATGTCTCATTGTCATTTCGTAATGAATAATTGACGTAGATGAGAAATCATACAAGTCGTTCAATCTAAGTTGATAACGAAGGTCAAACATATTATTGGTTGTCTGATCGTCAAATGGAAACACTTGTATAATTGATACAACTGCTTCTGGAACTGTGATAAATCCTTTACCCTCTAACCAATCAGCAGTAATACTACTATCTCGTTTATCAGTTGCAGTTACAGTTTCATTTGTTGCAGCTCTATCAAGTTCTGTTTGTGTCATCTTGTGTTTGAGATACATTCTCTCAACACCATCGTAATGATACTGTGCAAAGTATTGAAGTGCCTCGTCTATTCTATCATCTACTTGGTCGTCTGATACGTTTATATCAATAACACCAAAACCAAGTGAACGAAGACAATAGTCTTTGAATGTAGATTTTGAGGTTGGTGTAGCCATATCTTATCCTTTTATAACCTATTTAGGTATTATTCATTCTATAATCTAAGCGGTATGGTAAGTTAAAGAACCAATAAAATCGGTATTATTGTTAAATTGTGAATTTGTTAAACTTGATCCACCAGTTGTTGTGTATATGTTTGCAATACTTGTACCGCCCGATGCCGCAAACGCAGCATCAGGTGGATTATAACCACTGGCAAAATTTACACCATAAGAGAGTACCGCACTGCCAGGACTGGTAATATCTGCAACTGTAAATGGTAAACTAATTTGAGCACTCCCACTTGCAGAGCCTTTGCTGGTCAATGTGATTCGGAAATCAATCTTGCATGATCTTCCAATTTTAGTGTAAAACCCTGTTTGGTTGGAATATGAAATTCCAGTCGTAGCACCTCCAAGAGTAAGAACAGGAGTGAAAGTGCCTTCCTCATAATCATCTAGCCTATTTGCATCTGTACTCGAAACTTGTGTAGCAGGAAACTTGATTCCTTTTACAAGTGTTAATCCATTTTCATCTGTTCTAAACATTTCGGTTTCAGTTCCACTGATTTGAACATAAAATCTTATTGAACCATCCTCTGCACCATTTGTATTAGTATCAATATGACCTCTAATTGAGGCATACTGTTGTTCTGCACTTGCATTTGCTGAGTCACCTAACCTAAATGTAAGACCAGTTCCAGTACCAACACTATTGCTATTTCTTGTCGGTGCTATTGGAACGTGTGGATTGTTATCTGAGGTAAATGTCGTTACACCACCACCACCCATTGATATTCCATCAGAATCATTTACTGAACCTATAGTTCCACCATCAGGGAATATTATGTTCCCACCAGTTTGCAAATCTCCACTTGTGGTTACTTTTCCACCAGCTGCAATAGTGATTGCTCCACCAGTTGTTGAAGTTCCTATTGTTCCACCATCTTTTATGACTATATCATCTACAAAAGTTACAATACCTGTTGATGCGAGTGTCATAACATCTGCAACAGAAGCGTTTCCTATCGTACCAGCATCTTTTAAAAGAAAGTCATCTGCGATTGTAAGTAATCCAGCAGAACTTAATGTCATCTTTGCAGTTGCAGCTGAATTAGCAGATTCTTGAACCGCAGTGGTAAATACTAACTTTGTTGCATTTGCATTAGCTCCAAATGTTCCCTCTGCGATTGCGTGAATACCAGCAGCAACATCAGCTGCATCTGTTCCATCTGAGTCACCAGCAGCAAACTCAAGTGATGCAATTACTTCATCAGCAACGATTGCATCCTCTTCTGATTTTAAT